AAAAGAATGTGAACCGTAATAAGTTTTCCAATCGCTTTCTTTTTGTACTTGTTTGTACATAGGAGGTCGTCCTTTTCCTTCCCAAAGTGCTTTTTCCTTTTTACCTAATTTTTTCTTTAAATTATAAATTAAAGATTTTTTACCAATGTATTTTTTTCCAGTTGGTAAATGAGTTGTTTGATAAATAAACCCAAATGCTCCTTTAGGAAGATCAACGATTTCATTAATTTGATTATCAAAGTAGTACCACATAACTATTAATATAAAAAAAAGACCCTGGAAAACCAAGGTCTTTAATAAATATTTTGTTTAAATTAAACTACAATTGCTCCCCTAATATACTCAATTGTAGCGGTTTGAACAGCTGCTGCTCCTGTTTCTAGGAAAAGTCCTAATTTCATATTAGAATCATCGGGAAAAGCAGCTGCAGTTGTAAAACTATGTACTTTAGTCATTCCCCCACTTACAGTACCAGTTGTTTGTTTATCTATGAAAAAATCAATACTAGTAGTTCCATTCCAATGAATACCTAATTTGAGAGTATCCATATTGGCTGCATAGGTTTGAGCAGAAGTTAATGCTTGAGCTATTACACTATTACTATCGGCATTTTTAGATACTGCCGCTGTTATTGCATTATTATCATGTACAGCTTTTACAAAACCTACTCTATCTCTTCCTGCCGTTGCTGATTCTAAATGAAAACTATCGTCATCAAAATTTACCTCAGATAGTCCAAAGAAAAATTCAACTTGATTAAATACGTCACAAGCAAATTTTGTAGTAATCCACCATGGTTTTCCTTGTGCACATCTAAATATAGGGTTTGCCGTAGCTAATGCTGTTTGATGATTTGCACTACCTCCTGTTGATAAATGTAAGGCTCCATTAGGAAAATCTACTCCTCCTTCACTAGCGGATACCATTAATTTCGCCTCATTATCAAAATTAACTTCCCATAATGCACGTCCTTGACCTATATCACTACCGGATACTGAATTACCAGCCGAAGAACCACTAAAATATTGTCTAGCAGATGCAAAATCTATATTCACAACATGAACATGTGGTTGTAAATTTTCTACAAAAGGAGGGGCAATAGCATCAAATTCATTAGCACTACCACTAAATATATTTATGTTAGTACCTGGAGTAGATCCACTGGTAAATTGTAAAGTTAAATGATTAGAAGAAGATATTATTCCTGTTGCATTTCCTCCATCTGTTAGATTTAAATTACTATCAATTAAATCAACAAATTGTGCTTCTGTAGGTTTATCACCTGTATTAAAGTATGTTTTTAAAGTTGTTCCTGTTTGTGTTGCCATAATTTTTAATTGTTAAGCGTATTTTGTTTATACATATATTAAAGGGTTAAGTATCATATCTAACTACAAAAGTTGTATCGGTTTCATCTGACATACGTACTGGTTGTCCTAATTTACCTACTACTAGTAATTCATTTGCATCATTATATAAACCTATAGTTGTAACATAGGGTTTAAAGAAAGAACTGGTTGTAAAATTAGCTAATGTGTGACTTGTTGAAGAGGGAATTTCTCTAGCTGATAAATTTGTTGTAGCATTATATTCATGTTCTTGAACAGTACATTGATATTCATGCTCGTATATTAAATGAGAACCCTGGAATTGAAGTATTTGAATATTATTATCTATTCCTATGGTAAAGTCATTTCCTATTTCTAATTCACCTACACCCGTATTATCTAGTATATCAGTGTGGGTTGGGTGAGTAATAGTAGCAAATCCACTTCTATAAAATAAATTACCAATATAAGGAGAAGCATTAATACTTTCAGATATATTAGATATTTGAGTACTATTATATGCTCTTGACCATATATTTATATTATTTAAACTTCCCGAAAGGTATTTTCCTTTTCCTTGTGCAGGAATTGCAGTGGATGCATCTATATTACCATGGGGACCTTTTGCTCCTATATATAAGTTAGCTGTATTTCTGGTTTGTTTTTTAAAGGAAGTATTTGTAGATGTTATCAAATTTCCATCAAACCATATCTGCATTACAGAAGCTGAATTTTGACATAAAATATGAGAAGTTCTTAAAGAAGTATTACTTGCTGTAATAAGTGCATTTATAGAATGTATAGTATCACCATCTGATCTATCAAAATGGATAGATTGACTTACCATATAAATTTCATAAGGAAATTGAGGTTCGGCATCTACTTCTTTTATATGAGAGCCACTAGTGGGAGATATAGTTTTAGTTCCACTTTTAGCTATTATATATCTTCTTTCTTCTGAAGCAGTAGCAGGGGTTATAAAAAATGAAATAGCAAAATTTTCATCTTTATCAAAATTAAAACTTTCATTATGTTTAACCTCAATTAAAGAACCTACTTTACTATTAAAATTAATTGTAGGAAATTTATTATTTATACTCCCTAATAAAGAAGTACCAAATTGTACTTTATTATAAATTAATTTATTAAAAAAATAACTATCGTCTAAATCAAATAAATTAGGATTACTATTTCCCTTATTAAAATTATCTTCTAAATATATCCCATTTGGATTACTATTTGTACTATAAGAAGAAGAAAAAGTAGGATTATTTTGTCCCTGTCTATAAAAAGATTTTTCTACAAATGTATATGGATAATTTTGAGATAAAGCTATTTCTTTTACACCTGCATTATTTGTACCCGTAGGATTAAACGCTTGTCCATTTTGAGTAAGTAGGGTTGCTTTTTTTATTGCATAATCTTCATATACACTTAAGTCATATTTTTTAAAACCCTGAATAGGGTCTAATCTAAAAACATTTTCTTGTACATCATTAGGATAATCATTTACATTAGTACCACTGATAATTAAATTTCCAAAAGAATCATCTACTACTTCTTTATTATTAGCTTTTAAATAAAATGAATTAGGTTTAATTTCATAACCATATAATCCTGTAGGAATTGATATTATATTAGCTTTTTTATATAAATCTCTTCTTTGTTTAAGATAATTTTTAAAATCTTTTTTAGAACCTACTTTTCTTTTATAATCTCTATAAAATAAATGATCTATTTGATTATATTTAATTACATTTTTAGAATCACTACCATAAACAGAACTAGCAGAACTATAAAGAGATACAGATTCAGATGTATGGTTTACTGTATATTGAGATACTTGATTAGCAGCGGCAGAAGCAGATGTAAAATTATATTGCTTATGAGCATTAAATGGGATTATTGCAAAATCTTGTGCTGTAAATTTTTTATAGACTGACGCCATTTAAATAACATTTTAATAGTCTAATTTTACTCTAATAAGTGCTTCTTTTGTGAAATCTTTGGCTACTGGTTGGCTTAGTTTAGCCACACCTAATAATTCACCTCCATCATTATATAAACCTACAGTAGTAATAAATACTTTAGGATTATCAATCATAGATGTATTTGTTAAATTATGATTACTATCTACAAATGATTCGTTGTTAGTATAATTAAATTCATTATTTCTAGCTCTTACAAAATAAAATTGTGAATTAATTTCTTCTGTAGTATCAATTATAAATTGATTAGCACCTGAAATATGGTTTAAAAGTTTTACGTGATTACGATCAGTATTAGTTACTTGAGAAGAACCAGTTACTGGTTGTAATCCTCCCTTTGTAAATTGATCTGGATTTAATATAATTAAACCAGCATTTGGGTAAAATAAACCATATGAACCACTTGTTGTTTGATTAATTCCACTTGATCCAGATATTACTCCATTAGATCCTGAAACTATATTATAAAAAGGTCCTAAGTTAGAATCTCCTGAGGAACCATTAGTTACACTATCGTCAGTTAATTGAACTACACCTACAGAATCTGCCCCTACAAAACCTCCTGATATTTGTAAACTTAAAGTTCCTAATGTTAATTTTTGTTTATATCTAGCTCTATTAATATTAATTACATAAATATGATTAGGGGTGTGAGAACCAAAAGTAAAGTTTTGTGTTTCATCATTAAATACTAATTGACGATATTGATTATATACTACTCTTGTAGCACTAACACCAATTGAACCTGTATCATTTGTAAATGCTGTTGATCCTGAACCTAATCTATTTCCATAAGCTACAGCATATTGTACTTCAGCACTTGTGTCTGTTGCAGGATCAGCATTATAAACGTTAATAAAGAAATTAGATGAACCTGATGGGGAACTAAATCCTACTGTAGTTTGAGTATTATCTACAGATGCTGTAAACGCTACTGTTAAATTATTTGTATTATTAGTCCACGTTGATGTAACTAATTCTTGTTTTTCTTGCGTTACTATATCGCCTTCAAAAAATCTTGTTAACATAATATTGTTTTTTAATTAGATGTTACTACTAAAGGTACTGATAATCTAGCTCCCGATGTTTGTCCCTCTATAATAATAGTTGTAGTATTAGATGTTACTGTTGTGCTAAATAACGCATTACTCGTAGTAGCTGTAAGGTTAAGAACTGAACCAAATGCGGATTCTGCTGTGGCTACTGAAGCATATGCTGTAGCTGTAAATACAGTTCCTGGTCTTTGTTCATTACCTTGAAATACATCTACTAATCTACTATCTATAATAGTAAATGTATAATTTTCAGTTGATACTGTATTTATTCCATTTAAATTTGTTGTTTGTGGAGTTAAAGTTATACTAGTATTTTGACTCATATTAATACCTGTTGATGGGTATGAAGTTGTAATAAATGGAATTACAGATGTTCCTCTAGCTAATGTTATTAATTTAGAATGTAACATATTTGAACCGTCAGGAATAGCTTCAATTAAAGGCATGTTTTCAATAGCTTCTGCAGCATATTGAGTACCATTAGGATGACTTTCGTTAAATAAAGTATAATCTATTTCATCATCCCCTAAAGCAAATTGTGTTATTCTAAATGAACCATCATTTCTTGATAGTAGTTCACGGCCTCTTTTAGTTA